TCCATTAAAGAACTCTTTTTAAATGTTAAATAAGTAATTTGTTTTCCACAAGAAAAACAAGGGCATACTGTAACCATTTCCATTATTTGATCTCCATATATTCAGGATGCATTTTATAAAACAAAACTGTTTTAATATGATACATTATCATTTGATGTACATAGTTAGATGCAATTCCCATTTTCACAGCACCACCTAATCTTTTATTTTGACTAAGACTCTTGATTACAGAATCCTTAACTCTTTGTGTATAAAAACATTCTCTCTCTTTTTTGATGTGAAAAGAATTAATTGTTTTTACAATTGCTTTTCCAACTGATCTATTGCCAGATTTAGACTCAATTCCATAATCAGCAGAAAGAAAAGATTCAATTTCATATTCATTCAATTGATATGAAACAAAATCTGGATGCTTTGACAATTGGTAATTGATAAATTCTTCATTATTCATTTCCATAATCTTCTTAGTGTCCATTCCCTTATCCTTCCAATAGGTCATTTCTTACATTCAAAGAAGTCAATTCCGACTTCTTGATCCAAAAGTAATTACATTTGTGTAATAAAGCTGGGGTATAAATCTTACGAAAAGCTCTTTCTTTTTCGTCAAGACCAATACGATTACATACTTCATCTAAGCAGTAATCATAGCCAGCTTCATACCTTTCTTCAATAAATTCATTTTGACAAATTTTACATATTGCCATTACTTATCTCCTTTTCTAGATTAGAAGCCTTATTCCAAAGTGTTTCAATAATTTTTGATTGATCACTGTTTCTTTTTTCTAATTGCTTAACTTTTTTCTCAAGACTTTCAATCATCATAATGTAAATAACACTGTCACTATTTGGATTTGTTGTCATTATAAATCATTTGCCTTTACTAACAAGTGTGTTTTGTCTTTTGACCATCTAACCACTAATTCCATACAATTATAAAAACCTGATTTCTCAATTGCTTTCATAATTTCTTTTTGCTTTTGTTCTTCAACATTAATCATTTCAATTTTAATGATTTGTCCATACCTCAAAGCAGAAATTTGCTTATGGTATTGTTTTTCAATATCCGTTTCAAAACGGATAGCTTCTTTTCGAGCATTGTAATGCCCAACTGTATTTCTAATTTTCATATTTTCCTTAATAGAAAAGCCTGGTCAAACGACCAGGCTTTGTTTGTTTTTTACTTTTTGTTTATTCACTAGGCTGAAACTATTTCTAACTCCCATTCTCCAACTGAATTCTGAACGACTACCACAACATTTTCCATAATCAATTCTTTTAGTATTTCTAACTGATACATACGCAATTCATCACGGTATTCTTTGAGCAATATTCTAGTCAAATCATCATCATCAATGTCCATCAATTTTAGATTTTTAATACTTTTACGAATTCGATTACGAGCTAATGCCATAGTCAATTCTGTACCAGCATCATTCCCCCAATAAGTTCTATCACTCAAAGGAGTATCAAAAAGGGAGGGAGTTTTTTTACTACTTCCATTACCACGTGAATACTCAATTTCACATTCATCAATCAATTCAAATTCCATTTTATTTACCTTCATTTCTTGTATTGTATTCCTCAGGAAAAGCACCAGCAGAAGTCACAGTAGAACTAATGTTTATACTTTCACCGTTATCGAATTTGGCAACATTTGTGATACCAGAACCAGTAACTGAATGTGAACCTGAACGCCTAACTCTCATAGCACGTCTACGCATAACAGTATCTGTACCGTCAGGATAAACAATAGCAGGAACACAGTCACCATCTAATGCCCTACGATAAGCACGAATAAAACGCATAGCAGAACCAGCATCTATTTTCCTACCTGTATCTGTAATAAATACATAACGTATTGACATATTTTCTGTAATGGTAACAAAATCAACAATCTTGCCAAAATCTTTTTTACCATTAGTTAGTTGAGTACCAAGCATAGCAATTACTCTATCTTGATACTCAGCATTATACTTATCCATAACTGAACCTCATCTTTTATCTAATCAAATAGACCATTTATTTTTTGACCTAAATGTGTGGCTGGGTATCAGTCTATCAGTTAGGAATTAGATCGCACCTGTGAAAATTATATTTCTTTTAAACAATTTAACTGGTCAGAAAATCAATCAAGAAACAGATCGTAGCCCGGTAATTTGAAATATAATAAATAAGCTATTGCCCAGGATCGGATCCCCGATCTAATCGGATGTTAAGAATAAGGTTATTCGTAAGAGCTATGGCCGCATAAATCTTTAGCAATTTTATTACCTAATTAACACCACGCAATCTTTTAGCAAATATATTGTAAAATTGAGTATATTTTTTTGGGGCTATATTCAATAGCCATTCAAACCTAAAAAAGAAACTAATTCTCTTCTTTTTCCTTAGAGTTCTCTACAAGGAAATCCATAAGGCTACCTGTATATTTCATACGACCTAAATGATCTAAATTAATAGAAGGATCAGTCCAAATGTCTCCACCATTATTTTGCCAATACCTACAAAAACCGTAGTCCTCAGACAGAAAGCGACCATCTTTATCAACATAAGAATTAAACAAAGCATATGAATACTTTCTTTCTTCTTCATTTAAAAGACCTGTATCATCTACATATTTCAATTCCGGATGTGCAGCAAAAAGTTTCTCGAATACACTTCTTTTAATCATCATAAAACCAGTGCCGGCATCATAAACAGAAATAGCACCATTTTCAACTTTAATTTTTGAATCAACAGTTCTAACTGGATTTACTACAAATCTTACAGAATTACCCAATAGGTTAGACGGTTCAATACCTTTATGAACCCCTTGGCTAACTTTATTCCAATCAATTGTTTTAATTGGATAAGCTCCAGTAATTACTTCTTTATCGTGCCAGAGCATTTTCAAAATATCATCCGGCATAAAAGATAAATCAACGTCAATAAACATCAAGTGAGTATAATCAGGGCAAGCCATAAATTTAGCAACCAATTGATTTCTAGCTCTACTAATCAATGAGTCAGACAAAGTGCTAATTGAAAACTTTAGTCCAATCTCTTTAAAGCCAATTGCTGTTCTTACAAACGACATAAAAAATGGTTCAGTAAGTTGTTGATCATAACAAGGCAAAGCAAAAAACGGATGCCATTCCTTAATTTGATCAGATGAAATTTCTATTTCTTGAGATTCAGTTTCTAACATACAAATAATTATACACAAAAAAACCCCCCTTGCGTATGCAAAGAGGGGTTTTAATGGAATTATTTATTTAATAATTACTTAGAAGTATTTGTCTTAGCCTTTGTCTTAACACCGGTAACTTCATTTGAAGGAACAGTTGTTGCAGGAGTTGTTGTATTTGTAGCCTTAAAGAAAAGACTACCCTCGATTGCATCAAAACGGATAACAATGTTGTAACCCAACTTTTTAGCCTGAGCACGAATTCTTTGCTGCATTGAATTGTAAGCCTTACCTTTTGTTACTCCAGTAATGCAGAACTTGTCTCCTGTTTTTACTGACTCATTAAGAGCCTCAATAATCATTTGTAGTTCTTCTGATACTCTGCCTGAGCGAGAGATTTCTGGAAAGTTTTCTACTTTTTGAATGCTGAATGTCATTTTTATTTCCTTTGTTATTTAGGGATATTTTATTTTTTGAGGCAGTATCTCCACCTCGGTAAAATACACAATAGCATCACTCTTGACAAGATGTTGTCCGTTTGCAAAGTTTTTTTAAATTTCTTTAAAAAAGATTTTTATTCCCATAAATAAGAGATCAGAATGTCTCAGAAATAATTTTAGAAGGCTCTTCTTTATGTACGACACTATTCGCAATAATATCTTGTAGTTTTTTGATAGCCAATCTAGCAACAATTAATTCACAATTTAGATTGCCAACCTGCTTGTTCAATTCTTGAATAATTTCGTCAGCAGTTACTTGACCACTATTATTGCTTAAAGCATTTCCATCCATTGATCCACCTCCTGTCTTGATTTTGAATTCACATCAATAAATTGCTGCGTTTCTTTATTATACACTTTCACTTCACCAAAGTCTTCAAATTCTTCATCCATTTCAAAAACTTTATCAGGCATCAAAATTTCAATTTCTACTTCACTATCTATCGCAGCCATACTCATAGAATTAAAGACGGCCCCGGCAACAGCATCAGCCAAATCTTTAGATCCAGTAGAAGGGTGATCAATTTTGTTATTTCCATATAGCTTTAATTTAAGAAGCTCTTCTTCAACCAATAGCTCATTCCAATATCCACGCAATCTTGTGTCATATATACAAGACATTAATGTGTCATAATCAGTTTTCTTAACGCTATGGAAGTCTGAATTAATCCCCATACTTCTTAGGCTTTGAATCATCTCAACAGATTGCCAACGGTCAAATGTCACCAATGCAACATCAAATTTCCTATGTAAATCCACAATCATTTGCCGGATTGATGCAAAGTTAATTTCAGCACCAACAGACGCTTCCCAAGAGAATACAAGATCTATATTAATAATAGGAAGCCTTTCTATACCCATTGATGTTTGAATTTCTTTAAAGCCTGCACAATGCGCCATACAAAGAGCAGCCCTATCTCGCTTCAATGCTAAGTCGACATGAACAAACCTAGTGAAGCCATCTTTATTATTAAACCAATTTTTAAATGAGCCATCTTCATCTATTGGGTTTTCACGATACATAAAAGATTTTCTTACCAAATCCGGATCCCTAAAGAATGCATCTTCCATATTAGGTGGTTCACATTCAAAACGAGCCATTGCTTGAATTGGATTACGAATATATTCTGATTCTAAATCTTCACGTTTAATAGTAGGATTAACTTCCCAAGTAGCAGCTTTAATTGACCAAGTTTTTGGTTCATCATTCTTCCTAGAATCAAAATATCTTTGCTGAATAAAGTCACCTTTATACCTGGGGAAAGACAGGAGAATAACTTTACCAATTTCTGGAAAACGAGACATAACAGATAGCTTACTCATGTTATAAATAGCAGAGGCAGAACCTTTCGATCTTGTTTCACCTTTCAATTCCACATCAGTTTTAAAAGCCGCAATCTCATCCAAAATGATAGTCATAACTTCATAACCTTCCCAACCTTCACTTTCAGAGTGACCAGAAAAGCATCTAACAGGTCTGCTAAAGAAAAAAATTTCTGAGACTCTTGGTTCAAATCCAACTTCATTAAAGAATGGTGAACCTAGCAATAGGTTTTTGAAAGGCTCAAAGAAAACTCTTTGAGCTTGCTGAGCGTTAACAGCAAGGTTAAGCAAGTCAATATAAACACCTTTTGCTTTACCATAATACCCAAGAGGATCCCTAAGGCAATGCATTAGATATGCAGTATAAGCCATTGATATACGAGCACAATGGTCTTTACCGGAACCTTTACCTAACATACAGATGACTTCATTATCTGTATATTTATCATAATAAGCGGCCCCTTCCTCTTCCCCCATCAAACCAATTAGAGTATGCTTTTTAAAAACCTGAGTTGAATGTCTAACAATTTCTAATTGAATAGGTGACAATGGTGGTAATCCAAGGTAATGTTGATCTTGAACAAATTCTTCTATTGATACAGGTTTCATAGTGAATTCATCTTTGCTAAGCAATCTTTCAAAGTCAGCCAATTCTAAATTCATACCGATGAAATCAGACATCATTTACCCCTTTATGGGAAGCATTTTCCGTTTCAAATTGTGGTTCATCTTCGACAATATCAGCATCCATAATATCTTCATCAGAAGTTTTCATAATGTCAAAAGCAACAGCCAATTCCCTTCTTACCTCATCAGCAATCTGAGGGTGTTTAGAAATAACATCTCTCAATATCTTTGACAAGATTTGGTTAACATTCTCAGCCTTTTGCATTCGAGCAATGTAATCATTATCTCCAGAAACACCACTCATCAACTTATGAAGTTGAGCTTTCTTACTAGCAATTTCAGTAGCTAATTTCAAAGCCTGAATTCTTGCCGGAACCATGCCATGATCTGTTGCAATATTGACTGTTTCCCAAGCCTCTTTGCTTAACTGATCAAATTCTTGAAGGGCTTTAATTGTATTGAATTGTATTCGTTCAAGAAAGTAAGGGTCATCCTCAGCCTGCTTATTAAGAATTCTTTTGTATTCTTGAATAAACTCTTTAGCCTCTCCTGTCTTTAAAGAGAGTAATGTAGCAATTTCGTGGTATGAATATCCTTTAACAAAAAGTAGCCCGGCTTCTTCAATATTCCTTAGTTTTTGTATAATGCCTTTATCTTCAATTGGTTCAATATTTGACATACTATATTTTACCATACAGGGCAATAAATTATTGTTAGTATAAGAAAAAGCCCTGGCAATGCCAGGGCTTAATCTATTCTAATTATTTAGAAACAACTCTGAATATGCTTAGCTTATCTGTCTTAGCAAATAAGACGAGTGTTTCTTTTACTGGGGTCGGTGAATTCATATTTCAATAGTATCACCTTTTGAATCGTTAATTAGGTGTTTGTTTTGTTTTTATAAAAGTTATTTATCTTCTGAAAATCCAAGTTGTCCGCCTTCTTTCTCGGCTAACTCCTT